GTGGTATTCTAGTATGTCAGATATTCTAAGGGATAAGCATTCTGCTGTTTCTTTTGTTAAGAACAAACCAGCGTCTAATATATGTCTTGTTGCCGTGTTTGAATTTGCTGCTGCCATTTTTTGAATACCAACTAAAGCTCTTGAATCCTGTGTACTACCATCTCTAGCCTCATTTAAGCCGGTCACATCTCTTATCATTTGCAGATAGTAATTGTAAGTCTGAATCAGTGTAGCCATTTTTTGACCACCACTACCGGTTTGTATTTCCTGAATTGGAACTTTACCTGGATTCATATCCCCATCTTGAGTATACGATCTACCAATAACAGATCCTGTTTGGAAGAACATATTAAGTGCTTCTTGAGGATTGTAATTAGTTCCATTACCTAAGTCAACTTCATTAATACCGTCTGCATCTAAATACACGCCATCAGGTATCATTCTTTGTAGTACTTGTTGTAGTTTTAAGTGAGTCAACTGAATCATATCAGCAAAACCAGTACATCTACTAACTATAGATTCTATTTTACCTTGATACATTCTCGGCGCTGTAATAGAATAATTCATTTTAACTTTAGACGAATCACTTTTAGGGCGCATCATATTTGGTGCCATTTCCCACTTCAACAGTAAGTTAGTACCTAAAACCATAACACCTTCGTATAACACCTCTAAAGACCTAGAAAGCTTACCATACTCTGCTTCATAAGCTTCTATAGGTGGATCATATTGGTCATCTCTCACTATTATTTTTGTTGCACCAGTAGCTGTTTCTTTAACTTTGTACACTTCGTTCATATATGTTTTATAGTTAAAATATAAAACCTGAACAACGTTTGAATCCCTGTTGTTATTACCGTTGGACTCGTTACTTAAATTATTGTTGAATGCTCCTTTATTCTGAGAACCTTGTTGCTGGATTTGTTCCAACTGATCCTGGGTTAAATTAGGGAATTGTTTCTTAAGCTCATTAATAGGTACAAACTTTACCTCACCTACATAATATACATCTTGGAAGTAAGGATCTTCAGTGTAAGAATAAACCATATAAGCTGGATCTACGTAATCTACAGTAACCCCGTTAGATTCTGTGAAGTTATTTTTAACAGCACCAATACCTAATATAGTTAAATCTTCATTTATTCTTTTCTTGGTAAGATCATAGTTGTTGCCATCAAGCATAGTGTTAATAGCTTCTTCTTCTGCTATTTCTATACCTTGCTTGTAGGAAAGTTGCATATGCAAATCTAATTCTTCTTCAGAATCAGGTAGTTTATCTGGAGCGTTTTCAAACAAATTAATACCGAATTGCTCTTGAGCAAAGTTGTTTAACTCTTCTGTTTGTAAATCTCTAATTATAGACTCCATATAAGCAGTTCTTTTCGATACTCCATAAGGATCCTGAGAATAAGCAGAGATATCAAAACTCCTATCAGATATACCGTTTACTACTATGTCTACAAACTTAGACAAAATTGGCACAGGTTTCCAATCTAAGTTCAAATAAGATAAATCACCGTTAATCGACATTTCATCTTTGTACTTTTGGATAGGTTGCTCGCCTCTAGCGTATAGCCTTAAAGCATGGAAAGTATTTTGATTGCTTTTGAATCTAGTTGTCCCTGAGTTACCGTCGAACCATTCATTACTGATTGCTCTACCGACTTGCAAGCCATAATCCCAAGATTCTTTTTCTTGATCGCTTACGACTTGACTTGGAAAAAAACTATTTGTTACACCTTTAGCCATATTATTATTTTATTATTTCTGATAAACTGCCTTCTTGCTTGTATTTTGCAAATCTAACATTCATTGTTCTTTTTTGTATTGGTGCGCTTGGTCTGTATAAATCTTTATTACAAGCCATTACCGCTAATCCTGAGCTTATCGCAGCATCAAACTTAGTTCTATTATTTATGTCAAATTTAGACCAGTCATTTAATGTCTCGTTAAAATACATTGTCCCGTAATTTCCGTCTGACTTTAAACCAACATAACTGTCTATATACATTTCTATAGCCGACGCATGCGCTTGTTTTATATCTTCACTTGAATTCGGTATTCCACCAATTTCTTTTTCCGTTACTGATAACTTGTTCCAAAGCTTATCTGGGCGATTCATTGAATATCCTCGATAACCTCTTCTTTTAAAATAATACAAAAGCCTAGGTTTGTTATTTTCACATAACAGAGGCATTCCATAAAATACACAAGCCATTAATACATCTTCAAAAAATATCTCTGCTGTTTGTGGTCTTGCAACATATTCTAAAAAGAAAGTACTCGGAGGAGCATCTTCCATACTAAATTTAGTTAACCCGTGTAAAGCTCCTTTAGACCCTCTTCCATCGGTTGTTCCTGATATATCATAACTATCACACCCAAAAGCGCCCATATGTTCATTACCTGGATGTCTAACTCCATTCTTAATTATCTGCCTGTTCTGTATATCGTAAGCAGGTGTCCAAGTTATTAAAAACCTACCTTGCGGATTTGGACTAAATACAACCTTAGAATCTTTTATTCCATTCTGCCATTGAAAACTACCTCTTGTAACTACATTACTATTAGCTAAGTCTTCGTTGTAATCTATTTGTTCGTATATTTTTGCTAAGTTAAAGATACTGTTTTTAGTTTCATCTCTAAAAGCGTGTTCCTCTGTTCGAGGGAATTGTCTGTAATATTCGTTTAGAGCGTCCTGGTCGCCTTTTAATCCTTCAGCTTCATTATTCCAGTGCTCTATGACTCCGACCTCGATAGGGTCTCCATATGAGCTCTCACAGCCTGTTGGTGGGGTATTGAATACAGGCATTCCATAAGCGTCAATGAATCCCTCGTAATTCCATTCCATAGGAATGAACAAAGAATATAATCCTGAGCGAGTCTGTCCATTGGCGTTTCTTTTTGTAACATCTGATGTTCCATATAATTTCTTGAAATTTTCACCACCTTTATCTAAAGCATTTGATGTTGATCCCATCATACACTTTCCAATAACTCTTGCTCCTAATCTTAGTGTCGTTTTCGTAACCCTCCAATTGTTGAGGATGTTGTTCGGCCTTTCCCATTTACCCGATTCATCGTGGACGAGGAGTTTGAGTTTTTCCCCATCGTACGCATTATCACCGGTGTTTTTCCAGTCAATCGTTGTGTCAAGTCCTGCAATGATTTCCGTGGCTTTATTCGAATCGAGTCTCCTCCTGGTAAATTTCGATGCGGGTACACGGTACGCGAGTTCCGTCTTTGGCCTGTCCATACCGTCTTGTACGGGCTTAAAGAAAAACGGGAAGTTAACAGAAATGGGTACAACCTTATCTGTGAACATTTTCTTCGCATCGGAACCAGATTTGGACAAAATTCCAAACCGTGAGTCTGATGATATTGTGGCCATGTTAACGGTCTCCCCAGACGCCATGAATGAAAAGCCTGAACGTCTATTCTTGAGATAGCACATACCATAACTTCTTTTGTCGGCTTTACAAGCTTCCCAGAATATGTAGAATAATCTGTTTGATTCCCGAAACTCTGGCTTCCCAACATCAATTTTGGACCACTGCAAGTACATAAAGTGAGTACCAGTAATATAAGTATCCACACCCTTATTATTGAACCAGTGACCGTTCTCTCTTTTGTTGAATTGCTCATCTATGTATACACCCCATTTAGTTTTAAAATCATCAGGATACTCTCTCCAATCAAATATGCTTTTTATAGCATTTAATTCTTTAGGGTACTCCTCGACAGTCCATCTGTCTGTTTTCTTATATACTTCACCGGAGGTCTTTGGCAAAGCTATTCTAAGATTTTGTATTTCGTATATTTCTCCTATCTGACCTGTCTTACTTATTACAACAATGTCGTGTTCCTTATTGTATCCGTACGCCCACTTCTTACCTTTGTTAAGCCTAGATATAGTAGTTAATTTTACAGGTGTTACAACTTTATATAGATTCTGCTCGTACATTATTTAGATCTGTTTTCAGCAAACCCTTTAAACTCTGTCGTTTCAAGTTCTTTTTTAGGCTTATTCTCTAGCACTCTTTCTTCTTCTTCTATACGCGTTAGTATTTCAAAAGCGTCAAATATAGCTAGTTTTTTGGTAGCCGCAGCATTTTTAAGCTTGTCAGCAGTTAGATCATCATCTGAATCTACAATAGGTTCTTTAGCTACTTTAATCAGCTCTTCAACTGCCACTTGCCCAGCTAGGATTATATTCCTCTTCGTCTCCTTTATATTCATATTTGATTGTGATTGAATTGGTGGGTACTCGGTATAACCTCTGCCCTTCTATTACAAACTCATATTCTGAGTTCGGTCTAAAACCTACTAATGACTCATTCTCTATTTCGTCATTACCAAGCTTTACAATACCTATCAATGGCTTTTCAAAATCTATAGAAAACATCTTGTCTTCTTTTATAGGCTTAATAAAACAGAATCCTTTTAAAGCTTTCCATTCGCCATCTCTTTTAAACGCATATATTTGATCAGCTTGAACAGTATAAATATCTTCTCTTAAATAGTTCTTACTGTCTTTTTCATTACCTCTAACGTCTCTAAATCTCCTAAAAACATTATGATGCACTATAACCTCATCACCTTCTTTCAATTCTTCATTACCAACTAGAGGTAAATTTAACACAGTACCAACTCTATTGGTATAGCTGTGGTTTTGTAAATCTGTATTGAGTAATAATGTTTGTCCTTCTATCTTTTTAAATCCTACTGTTCTGTCGCCTTTAGGCGCAACCAGGTAATTAAATACGCTTTGCATAATTAATACTTTAAATCATACTCAACGGATATAGACATGTTCTTGTTAAAGTCTTTCCAAGGCATTATAGTGTCGTTCTTTGTTATATGTATGGAGTACTTGGTTTCTTCCTCCAATATGTGAGCTATAGTATGACCGCCATACACTTCCTGTCCAACAGCATAGTGCATAGCGTCATTCTTATAGTCTTTACCAATGCTTATCTTACGAATTAGGTGCATCTGTAATAGCTCCTGTTTGTAGGTCAATATTAACAGATCCAAACTCTTTTTCAAGATCAGCTTGTAATCCAGAAAGATCTTTCACTACACCTTGTAATTGGATTATTAACTCTGCTTTATGACCCTCAAGTCCACCGATTTGCATTTGAATTTGATTCTGTTTGTTAACAGTCTCTTGCAAACCTTTTAATTGGTCTTCTGAAATTGACTTTACTTCTTTTGCTTCTACTTCAATTGTTTTTACTTTACTCATAATGATTTGATTTAATTGTTACTATTTGGTTTTTGTTTATATGGAAACACTTTATTTAGTGCTTCTTTTCTTTTAGTGCATCCGCAATCGCCAGGTAGTTTATCTACTACCGCTTTGATTCCAGTTGCTTTTGTAATTTTTTCTATTGTGTCTCCTAGTCCTTTAGATTTCATTTAGCATTTCCAGTTTCTCCTAGCGATGTCATTTGGGCAATCTCCATTTTTATCAGGATCTTTACATTTTTTAATACCCGCAGACCTAGCGCAATAAGATTTCTTTCTCGATCCTCCACCTGGTTGGGGTGCTTTTAAATTACCGCCAGTTTTATTATTATACGTTTTTCTTTCCGCTGCACTCATACCTGCTGTATGAGGCTTTGTTCTTTTTGCAGGTGACTTTGCGCAACTTCCTTTTTCCTCTTTCTTTTTACCAGGTACTGGAGAGTACCCTTCCCAGCATCTTTTCAATACTGGGGATTTAGGTTCTTGCTTGTATGCCATTATTTAAAGTATTTCATTTTTAAAGGCGTTTTCTTTTTAAAGAAATCTGGTGTTTTCTTAGTAAGATTTGTTTTAACATCATCAGTACCTGCTAGATCTGCGCTTGTAACTCCTGCAACCTCTGGTTTTGTTGGATTAATTATCTTTTTCTTTTCTGCCCCCACACCTAACTTTTTATCAACTAGAGTATTTTTGGTAGACTTTGACATATCCGATTCCCTTAAAGTTCTTTCGTTACTTTTTAAAGTACCTGTTTTTCTAGCGGATATTGATTTGTTTTGTTCAGCTTGTCTTTGAGCACCTTCAGATGAAGCAGAAGCTAATTTTCTGTTATCTTCAGCTTCTTTCATAAGCCTAGCAGTCTTTTGTTTTTTTCTGTCGTACTTTACTCCTGTGTCAGGATTAATTGCATTACTTTTACGATTAAGTCTGTCAATTTTTTTCTGAGCTTGGCGCTCTTTTTTATTCATTCGCTTACCGCCCCTTACAGTATTGCTTCTTTCTCTTGCGGTTTGCGTATCTTCAGAATCTCTAGTTTGAACAGGTCTTTTTCTTTTCGTATCCTTTCCTTTAACAACTACTTCTTTTTCAATAGGTTTTGCAGCTGCTACATCAGCTGCTTTTCCATCGGCTATTCTTTTATTAGCTATCCTTGTTTCTTCGGTTGTAGCATCCCTATCTAATTGAGTAGTCCCGTTGTCTGCAATAGCTTGATCATAATTTTCAGTTCCGGGTGTTCCAGGTACTGTAATTTTTTTCTTTGTATCTTTACCTTTTACATTTGTAATAACTTTTATATCCCCCTCATCCGCTTTAGGTTTGTTGGTTTGCTTAAATGGAGAGGCTTTCATCGCGTACCCTTTCATTTTGCTTGGCGACGGAATATCTCTAGTTTGATTGTTTCCATGAACTCCTGCTTGACCTACATTCAGTAGAGGCTCTGTTACTCCTTTCTTTTGATTAAATAAACCTGTGCTTACTCTTGCCGTAATTGGCGTGTTCTTTTTTCCCTGTGTTCCCATTATAATTAGTTGTTAGTTTTTGTTATGCAAGTTCAGTGCTAAAATCCGTATTCGTTTTTAAAGTTTTTACACCTACTGTAGCTAATTCAGATACAGGTGCAACTTTTTTTCTTTCTTTAGGTTTTTCAGTTGTATCTAAATCAGCCGCAGCTGGCTCTTCTTCTTCTTCAAACGCTTTAGCAACCTCAGACCCGGCGTCAACAAATTTCTTACCTGTTTGTCCAGCCCCCGCAACTAACGCTGCATTCATTTTTAAAGGAGACTTTGATCTCTGGGTTATAGGTGAACAACTTTTTTTAGCAGGGCTATTCTCAAATCCGCCAGTTCCTCTTCTTGGACCAGGCGCTGATACTTCTTGAAATCCGTTGCGATTGTTACTAGCTGCAGA